TGGTCATGAAGTCAAAGTAGGCATGCAGCTTCTTGTTGCTGTTGGTGTCCTTGTGCCGCCACTCGGGGTGGTTAGCACGTAGCTTCTCAAACACCTGACGCTGAATCATCATGAACCCGGTAGCAATCCGATGCGCCTTGACCAGACCAAAGCCATCCATACTGACCGTGCCTTCCGTGCCATTCACACCCTCGCCGCCATCGAGCGACAGGATGTAGACCTTGCCAGCTTTACGCGCTTGGTACGCGCCACCAACGATTGCCCTCTTCTGGTTCCAAGCCATCAGACGGATCACCGAATCCGCATCGAACGTCATGTCCGAGTCGATGAACATCAGGTGGTCACAGTCTGACTCAAGGAACTCATACGCAATCAGGTTACGAGCGCGGGACACAACAGAGCAGCCACAGATGCTGCTGACCTGAATGTGAATCCCATGCTCCAAGACCTTCTGTGCAAGCTGCATCAACGACACTGCCATCTTCAGGCCCACTTTGTGGTCGTAAGCCGGAAGACCAATCATCAACTTCTTGCCAACAAGATCAAACCCTTTTTGGTTTTGCACAAATCACCCGTAGAAAATGGTTGCGGAACCCACGTTTGTCAAAGTTCCGTACACGTTGGTACGAAACAATACGCCCTCACCCGGCAAGATCAGGTAGGTCGGTTGCGTGGCTGAAGCTACCGTATTAACGGTCATGCGGGTGGACCCGCTTGAGCCACCATCCGTCAGAACAACTGAACCCGCCGTCCCAGATGGAACGATATAGATTGCTTTGACACGGCACGATTGCACATCGCCCAGACTGTTCTGGGAGGCAAACTGTCCACTGACGGTTAACGGTACGCTCGATACGACATCTGTCTGCATAATCAATCTCCTTGAAGTTCATGAAGGGGGGCCGAAGCCCCCCAAGAAGATTGATCAGCTGTACGGCGTGGCAACAGAGCCAGAGCCAACGAAAGAGCCTTGCACCGACCACTTGTTAGCAGCAAACGGCGTCAGAACGAGACGGCTACCAGCGGCAGCGCCACCAGTCGTGGTTGCGTTCAGCGTGATGATCGTGCTGGTGGTGGAGTTGAACGACGCAGTGGTCGTACCAGCAACAGCAATCTGGCCAACATACGCATCACTGCCGGAGCAGGTAATGGTTTGGGCAGTTGCGCCAGCCGAGGCAGCGGTGAAGATGAACGTGAACGCCACACCAAGGTTGCTCAGGGTGTTGGGATCAGAGCCGGGACCGGCAGAAGTCGGATCAGAAGAGGCGTTGATGGCCGGGAGCGTGATTGCGCACGTAGCCGGAACCAACAGAATGTGGCCAGCGTGAGTGGCAACAGAAAGAGTGACGGTAGCGCCAAGGGTAATGAAGTTACCCGGCCCTTGCGTGTAGAAGCCGTTTAACGACCGTACCGGGCCGTCAAATGTGGAGATAGCCATTTGATATTCCTTGTGTAGTAGCACATGCCTGTACTGTCTCTACTAAGTCTGCTGGGGCAGTCTGTACAGGTCAAAAATCCCAGATATTCGGAGCATACACCAAAAACAAAAAACGGGGGGTTTTTACGCCCCCCGTTCGTGTTACGCGCCTTGTGAACCCCAAGCGCCCAACGGATCAGACCAGCCGAAGCTGTAACGCTCGCGGCTCTTGTAACGGACGTTGCCGGTGTCGAAGTCGCCGTCCATGCTGTTTGCCAGCGGGGTGCGGACGAAGTGCTTCAGACCATTCGGAACGTCGGTCATCAGGAAGTAGCTGTTGGTGTCAGTCAGGAAGTGGTTGACACCGTAGCCTTCCGGGATCGAGCCGTTGTTCTTCAGAGCGTTGATGTCGTTGTTGGTGGTGCTAACACGCAGCTCGGTTTCGAGCAGACGGGTCGCAACGAACATCAGGTTCGGCGGAACAATCAGCTTACGCGGCTTGGCGGCGATCAGCAGACCACGTTCGTCGGTCCAACCGGCGATCTGAATAACGGCGGCTTCCAGAGAAGTCTCGTTCAGGTCAGCCATGGTCGACTGGGTGTTGCTGTTCGTACCACCAGACACCAGCGGGTGAGCGGTCGAGAACAGAACTTGACCATCGCCACCGGTATAACCGGAGGTGAAGCCGTTGTTCAGCACTGCGGCTGCTTTGACCTGCTTGGTGTAAGCCATAGCACGGGCCAGACCCTTGGTATAACGAGCCGACAGGCTGTCATACAGGTTATCTTCAATCGCCTCTTCGGTGATCGAGAAACCAAGGGCAATGGTTTCGTGCTGGTAACGAGCGGTCCACGCTTCTTGCGCGTTATCGTACGCAATTGCGTTGCCTTCGTTCTTGACCGGCGCAGCAGAGAAACCGGACAGCTTGGTTTCTTCTTCAAACGAACGCTCGGAAGTCTCGGTTTCGTAGATTTCCTTGTGCTCTTCGCCGTAACGTGCATACTCCAGACCGAACAGTGCGTTCAAGCCGGGGAGCAGCTCTTTCAGTAGTTGTGCGCGTGAAATAGCCATGTGTTACTCCTTAGATACCGGCAGCTGCGCGGTAGATGTGAACACCCTGAGTCCAAGTCACGAGGACTTCGACAAAGGAACCAGCGGCAGGGGCGGTATCCGGCACAACGTCAACCACTTTGAACGTGTAGGTGCTGGTCGTGCCAGCCGCGTTCAGAATAGCTTGTTGCGAGTCACCGGTGATGGTGCTGCCCACGTTGTTAACCAGCTGAGCGTTGCCGCCAACCAAGTTAGCACGGGTAGCTTGCGCCACAACGGTAGTGCCAGAAACGATTGCACACTTCATCACCAGATCAGGATCGTCAGCAACATAAGCTTGGATCGAGTTCACGCCGTCGGGCGTGCCGGTGGTGCTTGCCGGGTAGTACTGCGCATAAATACGCTGACCGGCCGAGTTGATGTACGAGCAACCCATGAAAACGCCAGCCACTTGAACAGTGGTCGTGGTGTTAACAGTGGTACCGCCACCAACGACGCAGCCCGATGCGGACATCAGAACAACGTCACCGAAAAAAATTGCAGTGCCCCAGCCGCTTTCGACGGGAATCTGACGGGTTGAGCCAGCAAATACTTGGCCACCCAGCAGGTTCACCGGCTTAAAGCCGTAGGGCTTATCAACAGTCGGATATGCCATGTGAAACTCCTAATGGATTATGTAGTTCCGCGCCCAAATGACACTTTGGAACTCCGCTCTTTAAAGATCGGCATCCGCGCATCACTTTGACGCATGAGAGTGTTGTCCACAGCCTCGGCCTGTGCTTGGGTCTGTGCCGCGTAGTACGCAGCGCGTTCCTCAATCATTTCAGCCGGTGCTTTGCATAACACTAATCCCCCAACCTCGATGTTGTCTTTGAATCGACTGGTCGAAAAGGGGTCGTTAAATGTGTACATTTCCGGATGATCTTCAGCCCGTACAGGCGTCCAACCTTCCCGAAATTTGGACGATACGTTCATAGGGTCAGCTTGGCCCGTAACGCTTGTCCGAATCCACCTGAATGCCCAGCCCTTCTGCGGTGCAGGAGAGGGCAAGAGTTCCGGCGGGGTCCAATGCTTTTTGCGCTGTGTGGTTTCTCTACCTTCCAACTCACGAGCGAGACGATTTTGTTCAGCCATTGTTGTTCTCCAATTTGATAACTTCTTTCGCGTACTGCTCCGGCGTAAGGTTCCACTTCTTGGCCAACGCCAGTTGGGTCTGCGTCAAACGCACTTTCATCGGCGCGGTGCTTCGCGTTGCTGGAGCCACTACACTAGCTGCTTTGCGTGGAGTTGGTTTGTCAACCGGCTCCATCGTTTGAGTTTGCTCTTCCTCAAAGTTCTCGGGGAAGCGCTTCCTCATGGTTTCATCTACTCGGCGGTAGTAGTCCTCACTAGTAGGATCAACACCAGACCGGACAAGCTTTTCATGCAGGCCAAGAGCAGTCGCTGTCATCTCTGGGTCCGCCCCAAACCAAGCATTCTTTGCCCTCCAAGCTTCTGCTTTTCGGTCATAAGTAACTTGGCGAGGCGCTTGGGCCTGTTCAGTTTCAGTTTGTACACCCTTTTCCTCCTCTTGTAAAGTAGGAGAGTAGCGTTGTACGTCCCGCAGCTTAAGTTTTGCGTCGGTCAAGGCTTCCTGCGCATCCGTGATCAATTCTGGGTCACCAGACTCGTAGGCGGCGCGTAGTTTTTCCTTGGCGTTGGCAATCTCAGCCGTGGTTGACTTAGTAATTTCTTCAGTAAATTTCTGTTGTCCAGCACTAAGTCGTTGTTTTAACTGCTTATTTTCTTCAATAGCATTTTGTGCTACACGAAACGCTTCTTCCCGTTCCCGTGCCGCCGCTTCCTTTTCACGCCGCTCGTCGTGCCAGACCTTCTTCATCTGGGACAAGCGCTTCTTCACCTTCTCGGAGTACTCTTCCAGATCGTCGTCTTCCAGCTCTTTGACGATTTCCTTAGGTAGTGGTGCTCGGTTGCGGTCCGCCGGAGGGGTGTCATCAACAATCTCTACCTCCACCTCAGGTGCATCACTTGCTTCCACTTCAGGTTTCTTGTCCTCGGCCTCGTCGGGGAATTTGTAGCCTTCAGCCATGAGTTACTCCTTATGCGTGAGAAAGACCGCGTGGGTCTTCGACCACGGCCTCTACGGTGTCGTCGTTGATCAAACGGAACTCACGATCATGAATGCGCATGCGAGTTCCAGCGTACGAACGGGTCAATACAAAATCGCCTTTCTTGCACCACGGACCGGATGGAAACCGATTCGTGTCGCTATAAGCCATATCACCCATCTCAACTACAAATAACACTTGCGTTGTTAACTCTTCACGGCTGACGGTTGTCTCAGCTTTGATGAGACCTCCTTCATACTTCGCCTCAATGTGCGGGACCATGCAAAGAATCTTGTACCCTTTTGGGATAGGCAATTGCTTTGCTTTCTCCTCTGCATCTTGCTGTGTTGCGCTAACGTCAATATCACTCATCTTCATCATGCTCCATACGGGTTGCAAGGTCTGCGATAAAACCAAGTGCGCGATCCAGACCCTGAATGATCCCGCACAACTTTGCATACTCGGCAATGTCCTTGAGCGAACCTTGCGAGATGAACTGTTCCATTTCTTTGCGCTCTTCCAAGAACTTGTCTTGGAGGTACTGGAGCGTTGGGTCCATCATTACTCCTTAGTTTTGGGTTTCGGTTTGTTTTGCTTGGCCAACTCCATCTGCGCTGCATGTCGCTCACGGTTCATGCGTAGCTGTTCAAGGTGGTTCTGCTGTGCCTTGGCTTGCTCCAGTCCATGCCGCTCAGACAGGCGTGCTTGCTCTGCTTCATGCTGTTGTTGCTCGCGGCTCATACGTGCCGTCTCGCCTTGATGCTCGCGGATCATGCGCATCGTTTCAGCTTGGTGGTCGTTCTGCGGCGCACCTTGCTCTTTTTGCGCTTGTATACC